TTTTGTACTAGATACATTTAATCATGCTAAAGGTCGTAAGTTAACCTCGATAGAGGTACATGATATCATCTGTATGGTAGGAGAAATTGTAGTCGTTGGTGGCGTTAGAAGATCAGCCCTCATCTCACTATCTAATCTAACAGATAAACGCATGAGAGAGGCTAAAATGGGTGCGTGGTACAATGATTACTCACATAGAGCACTAGCTAATAACTCAGTAGCTTATACTGAAAAACCTGATATGGAAACATTCATGGAAGAATGGGTATCATTAGTTAAATCTAAGTCTGGTGAGCGTGGTATCTTTAATAGAGTTGCTGCACAAGTTCAAGCGGGTAAACAAGGTAGAGATAAAACGTTATCCTATGGTACTAATCCTTGTTCAGAGATCATCCTACGTGATAAACAGTTCTGTAATCTAACAGAAGTTGTTGTTCGTAATGGTGATACAGAAGAAACATTAAAACGTAAGATTAGATTAGCTACTATACTAGGTACACTGCAGTCTAATCTAACACACTTCCAATTCTTATCAGCTGAATGGGTTAAGAACACAGCAGAAGAAAGATTACTTGGAGTTTCATTAACAGGTATCATGGATGCTAAGATAACATCTAATCCAGATCCTAAACTACTAGAGAGGTTACGAGACTATGCTAGAAGAACCAATCATAAATACGCAGACCAACTTGACATCCCACGATCGAGAAGTATTACATGTGTTAAACCTTCTGGGACTGTTTCTCAGCTTGTTGATAGTGCTAGCGGTATACATGCTCGCCATAACGACCAATACATAAGAACAATACGTATGGATAAGAAAGATTCTATCTATACATTCCTTAAAGAGCAAGGTGTTCAAGTAGAGGATGAACAATTTAGACCAGATACTACTGCAGTCTTTTCATTCCCTATTAAAGCACCTAAAGGAGCTATTACACGTAATGACATGACAGCACTAGAGCAGTTAGAAAACTGGTTAGTCTATCAACGTCATTGGTGTGAACATAAACCTTCCGTTACTATCTCTGTTAAAGATGATGAGTGGATGGATGTAGGTTCATGGGTATGGAGATACTTCGATGAGATAAGTGGAATTAGTTTCTTACCTTATTCAGATCATACATATGTTCAAGCACCTTATCAAGATGCTACTAAAGAAGAGTACGATGCATTACGTAAAATTACTCCAAAAAATATTGATTGGACTAAGTTCATCGAAGAAGATGATAACACTATAGGAGCACAAACATTAGCTTGTGTAGCTGGATCATGCGAGATCTAAAACTAATTATTGCAGCTATAATCATATCAATAGGTATGGTTATAGCTGGTAGTCTAGTTGATATAGATACTATTGTTAAAATTAATAAGGAGTGTCAAGAATGAATGTAACTGTTAACCCTATCATGGGAATACATCTAGGATTTGAGTTCTATGATTCAGTTGTAAATGATGATCAAATTGGATACTTACTAATAGATATTTTTGTTATACGTATACAGATAGCATGGTATAAAGAATGAAGCTAGCGATCATAGGAAGCAGAAGTATTGTAGATGATAAGTTAGTACTAGAAACTATAGATAAACATGCTAAGGAAGTTAATCCTACGGTAATCTTAATGGGATCAGCTCTAGGTATTGACCCTACTATAGCCCACTATGCTAGGTCTCATGATATAGACATAGTAAAGTTCCTACCTTATCACCTTATTGATCCAACAGTTAACTTCGATAGTAAGTATTTCTTTATACGTACTAAACAGTTATTAAATAATGCTGATGGGTTGTTAGCTATATGGAATACATATAGTAAGGGTACTGAGTATGCAATTAAGTATGCACAGAAGTTAGAGATCCCTGTTAAGGTAGTGAAGGTACCACTAAAACAGGCTCAAGTTCTATAAGATGTTTTTTGTTTTCATGAATAACATCTTCTATCCTATCAATTTTTGGCACCTTAACGGGTGCTAATCTTACCTTATCTAGTAGTTCATCATAAGCACTCTTGCTTGTAGTAGGTCTATTCATTCCTCCATAACCTAAATCTTCTAAGCCTTTACATTTAGTAGACAAAGTATAAAATTGTGGTGGTAATTTCTTACCAGCATATCGTTTACACACCTTCATAAGCTCTAACTGTTGAGCTAATTCCATGTTTTCTGTAATTAATTGTTGAGTATAATCAGTGCAGTTACTTCCTAAATACCATGTCCATCTAACGCCTATACGTTTATCTGAACCATCTCCATAGCCATCGTAGTTATTAGATATATTTCCAGGATATCTAGTGGAATTTGCTGAATCTCTTATATTATATGAAGAGTCTATAGAAAAGTTTCCTTTATTACATTGTTGAAAGCCACCTTGAAGATAATCGTTACGTGCAACTGCAGGATTGCTGAATAGCAATATGAGACCCATAACTATAGGAGTTACAGGAAGTACTAATAATAATGTTAGGCTAGCGGTTAAGGTCTTTAATATCATATGAGTGCTCTCTTACTTGTTCGCTAAGCAATCTATATAAGTCTTCTCCCATACTCATAGAAGCCTCAAGTCTAGCAATGTCAGCTTTAATTGTAGCTTGGTCTTCTTTAAGACTATCTGTTTTTTCTTGTATTTTTTCTATATGTATTGCATTTCTATCAATAGTGTCTGTTAGTTCTACAATGTATTTAACGCCTGTAAAAGTACCTACCACTACCGAAGCAATAACAGGAACAATAAAGATATTCTTTTTAAAGAAATTTATTTTTTCTTGAGCCATTTTTGTACCGTTTTAGTTTCATAGATTCGTATTGATGTCCATACGATTGTAAAGATTGCTGCTACTGCTGGTAATACACTGGCTAATGATCCCAAAAGAACTCCTATTGATGTTAAGTCCATTAATAGTATATTTTCTGGATCTTTAATTGGATTTTGCAAGTTGTCCTCCGAAGTAAAACTCGATTATAATGGTAGCCCATTGGAAAATCTCGTCAAACTTATAGAGACCCTTAACTGTTTCGAGGGTAGTACCCCCACCTATTTCAAATAAACCTAAAAAACTAAATCCTGATGTAGCTACAGGGATAACAGTTTCAATACCAAATACACCAGCAAGAGGATATATAGCTACTAAAGCTAGTATAACCACAATAAGAAACCTTCTATTCCAAGCCGCCATGGATGACTCTTTGTTAGATTGATCTCTTGCACTGTCTATCATACTTCTCTTAACACTCATGCCTTGTAGCATGAGCTTATGTTCATCATGAGATTGCTTAGATTTAATTGCAGTTAACTTAGCAAAGAAACCAAGTCCTATTGGTATTAAATGTGTTAGTAAGCCTATCATTTTAGTTTTAAACCTCCATTTATAATTTTATCAGTAAAATAAGTTAGGGCACCCTTGCCACCTTCAGCTGTAGCAGTTGCTTTTATCCATTCTAATTTATTAATATTCTTTGGTTTTTGTTTAACCCAATTAGAATTACTAGTATCCATACCTTGACTATTAGCTAAAGTTATAGCATAGTTTAATAGATGAGGCATTAAACGACCATTCTTTTTAAAGTAAGCCTGTTCTTTAGGTTCAGAAGCATACCTATTAACATAGGTTTCATAAGAATTTGTAGCATTTAAATTAGCATCAATGACTCTATTCAGGGCTCTTATGCCATGTTCAGGAGTTTTAAAGGTAACAAAGGTTTTCTCTCTTGAATTGCTAGTACTACCCTCCCAATTATCATCAGTCTTTTTAATATTACCAAGATTATTATTTCTTATATTTCTAGCTAATCTCTTTTGTATAGCAGCCTCTTTAGGTCTACCAGCTATTGTTTCGTCAAGAATTCTGATGGCTTCCTCAGCCTTATCAATTTTTACTTGATACTCATCCTGCCCTTTTTGAAATTCTTTGTGCCTTGCATCAGACTTTACATCCGCTTCAACATAGCTAACTAAATGCTCTTTATGCCCTTCTAATCTTTTCATTTGATCTATTGTATTATCATTTGTTTCATCAGTCTGTGATGTCTTACCAAAAGGTGCAAAAGCTTCTCTATCTTCCTGACTTGCATTCATTCTCCATGCTGACTCTCTAGCCCATACTTCCTTACTTACTGCAGACCTAGGTAGTCTTCGTGTCTTTAAGAATGGATATAGTTTTCTTTGTTCTTTACCACTTGTAAAAGGAGACTTCCTTTCTGCATCTGTCATTTCACCAGTATCAATTAGATGTTGTATTTCATGGATTAAAGTCTTTTTAATTTCCTCATCTTTTTCACCCTTAAAGTACTTCATATTTATTACTATTTTATTCTCATATGGATAGTAAGCTCCCATTATTTTAGAAATCTCCTGAACGTCAGGATTATCCATATTCTCTTTTCCTACAACATCAACATCAGAGGTAGTAAGTTCTACTCTCATGTCTTTATATTCAGGATAAGCAGCAAATAAATCATCATGTTTAAAGATTTCACCTAAGGTTGATACAGCATTATTTTGTTCCATACCAATCTGTTCATATGTAATTTCACCACCTACAAATCCACCACCCCGTCTCTCCATCTTAGGTATCATTGCACCTATATCATCACCCTTATATGTTCCAATGTCTGCTAAGCTAAGTTGTACTTTTTCAGACTCATCATCATTCATTTTCCATACAGAATCTGATATAAACGTAGCCTTAGAATCATCTATTTCAAAGCGTTGAGGATTGAATTCATCTATAACTGTACCTGTTTGTTCATCAACTTTATTAAATACCTTGGTTTCTTTCCAAGCTTCTGTCTCTGATACTCCTGATTTAATTAACTCCTCTTGTTTCTTCCCTGCTAATACTGGGAATGTCTTAGCATTCTTGCCACCAAATAGAGCTACATCTACCCGCTCATCAGTAAATACACTAGGAGTGTAGTTTCCTACATACTCAGGAGCTTGTCCATTATCTTTAGGTTCTAATGAAGAAGTAAGTTTTTGAATACCTAGACCCACTACTTAGCACCATCTAGTACTAAGAAACTATATTCATTAGTCATTAAATCTTCTAATGCTTCAGCAGGTGTAACACCACCTAGTCTAGCTTCCATTCGTATTACTTGATTAATTCTTTGTAATCGTTTATTAATCTCATTAGCTTGTTGACCACTAATTGCATTAGCTTGACCATTAGACATTCTTATAGTACCCGTAGTTTTATTAACTGATACTCCAAGCTTAGACTGATTTAATATTTGCTGTAAAGAAGTACCAGCACTAGTATTAAATGTCTGTAGTTGAGATCTAGCAATAGATATAAACTTACTATCTTGTTCCATTACTTTAAATACATTATCAGGCATACTCATAA